AAAACAAAAAAAGAAATTAGATACTAAAGTGACTCCACAAGAAATATTTGACTATAAACTTAAGTGGCGACCAGGTTATAAGGTTGATGTACATAGCGATCTCGATGTAAGATGCAAAGACTGGTGCAGGAGACGTCTTAACAGGTGGGAATGGAGCATGGACACTTATACTGATGTGTATAGTCATTCTTTTTATTTTGAGCATCAAGAACACGCTGATGAATTTCAATCGGAGTTTGACAACTAGATTTACTATCAAGGGGATAAAGCTTATGGCGAATGAGCATGATAAACTACTACACTCACTGCGTAGATACGCTGATAGGACATACGTAAAAAAGCAAGTAAACATTGCTCAAAGATATGGAATAAAAACAGATCACCCGAACAGATACAGGAAAGTAAGTTCAATGGACTGCGGAAATCCAAGATGTCCAGTGTGTGGAAATCCACGTAGGTTATACAAGCAGCTCAGTCATCAAGAAAAAAAACTTTTTCAGAAAGAACTACAGAATATCGATGAATATAAAGAAGAGACTAAAAACTATTCTGGAAGAAACATTGCTTTTACCAGTCACTTTAGTCTCTTATAGCTTGTGTGTTTTTAAAAAAATTATTAGGCGATACCGATGATTCTGTGGTATAATACTATAACGGCATGAAAAAGATTTGGAAAATATGGCAGTACGCCATCGGTTCGTTTGATGATGAAACTACAAAACCTTATGACACAAAAGTAGCTATCATACGTACTTTTTGGGTATTACTTCACATCACTACGTGTCTCTTTATTATTATTGGCAACGGAAGATCTTTAGGACTTTGGTAATGACTTTTGAATTTCTCAACGCAATTAACTACACAAAAGAAAACTTAATCACAGACGATATTACAGAAAAAGCTTACAACAGCTTTATCATTAATCGATCTCTATCATACTTTCCAGACTCAGTTCTCGCGGCAAATGAGATGAACTTTAATCATCATCTGGATAATAAGCTTCAAAGTGACTTTCTTATAAATATTCTTCGTAAACGAAAGAGATTTTCAAAATGGAATAGAAAATCAAGAGACGGTGACGTTGAAGTGATCAAGGAATGTTATGGATATAGCGATATAAAAGCTAGACAAATAATAGATCTTCTCTCACCTGAACAACTACAAGAACTACATAAAAAGGTGAATAAAGGTGGAAGAAAGTAACTTAGTTGAATGGACGCCAGCAAGCATGCTGGAAGTCACCTTAAACGAGCCGGATGACTTTTTAAAGATCCGTGAAACACTTACAAGAATTGGTGTAGCTTCTCGAAAAGAAAAGAAGCTCTATCAGTCTTGTCACATCTTACACAAGCAGGGAAGATACTTTATAGTACACTTTAAAGAGCTCTTCATGCTTGATGGTAAGAAATCAAACCTAGAAGAAAACGATGTTGCAAGGCGCAACACTATCGCTATGCTCATGAGCGACTGGGGCCTGTTGACTATCGATAACAGGAGTGTGGCTCAACCCGTTGCACCAATAAGACAGATAAAGATCATTCCGTTTAAAGAGAAGGATGAATGGGAGTTGTGTCCCAAGTATAATATTGGAAATAAGTAGTTTACAGCGCGTAAAATCTGTGGTATAATATAAATACATTTTGGATGCTGCAGTGCAGGTCCATTTTTCTACAACCTTGCTAAACATAGGAGGTCATAATCATGACACATTTTAAACTACCGCGTTCTGCGTTCATTGGCTTCGATAACATCTTCGATGAGTTGGAGAGAATCACTTCAACGTCTGCCACAGATAATTATCCGCCACATAACATCGTCCGACATTCTGAAAATCATTACACACTCGAGCTTGCAGTTGTTGGATTTCAAGAAGAAGATCTTGAACTCAAGCAACAAGACGGCATCTTGTATGTAAACGGTACGAAGAAGACTCAGCCTAAAGGCGAGTACGTACATAAAGGAATTTCAGGACGTTCATTCAAGCGCTCCTTTAGACTGTCTGAACATGTAGAAGTAAAAGGAGCTGATCTAAGGGATGGGTTGCTCGTCATCAATCTAGAGAGGATCGTCCCAGAAGAGAAGCGTCCACGACTTATTCCTATCACTACTGATATCAGTAGTGTCTATAAATCGCTGGAGAACACACATGACACAAGTAATCAACTTCTTACAGAGGCTAAGACGTAAACTGTATTGCTTTTTTCTATCACTGGGAAAAGCAAAAGCAGCATCAGAATTAGCACGCTTAGGATACTATGATCAAGCAAGAGAAGTAATGCTCATTGACGATAAGAAGTGTTAATATAAATAAAAGTTGCCGGACCTTTTTAAAACCGGCACTTCACAACACACACACACACATAAGGAGAAGTAAAATGTTTTCACTTAAGTTCTATATCGATCAGTTTCAAAACTCTAAGAAGCTAGTCACTGATCAAGTCTATAAGAATCAGCCCGAGTTAAAAGAGGCTGCAGATAAGTGGGTCGATGCACAGACTCAGTTTGCTCAGATGTTGTTTGATAACACGATCACTGTATTAAAGTACAACGCTGATCAAGTTGCAACCATCACTAAGAGCATGGTAAAATAATGGAGATGATCATGAAGAATCCCTTTGAAATTCGCCAAGAAGTTTTAAAGATGGCGAAAGACTACATGGACCAGCAATGGCAAACTAACGTAGAGTTCACTCGTCAGATGTTTGAGATGAACAAGAAGACAGCTGAAGAGATGCAAGAAGCGCTTAAGCCATACACTATGGACGCACTCATGGAAAAAGCTCAAGAGATGTATTCTTTCGTTACTAAACGCGACTAAAGACAGGGGCTTAGGCCCCTGTTTACTTTCTGTTATTTTTGTGGTATAATATTCTTTATGTCATTTTACACGTCTGTTTTTCGTTATGGTAACTCTATCATGTATCGCGGTTATGATGGAGCTGGTCATAGATATCAGCGCAAAGAACCTTTTCAACCTACGTTCTTTGTCCCTTCACAAAAAGATGTTGGATGGAAAGGTCTTGACGGAGTTCAAGTGAGCGCTGTCAAGATGGACGGCATGCGTGAAGCAAAGGAATGGCTTGAAAAGTATAAAGACGTATCTGGGTTTAACATCTATGGTAATCCAAACTTTATTCATCAGTACATCACTGAAAAGTTTCCAAGTGACATTAAGTTCGAGCGTGATCAGATCAACGTAACAACTATTGATATTGAGGTTGACTACAATGACGGGTTCCCTGAACCAAGCAAAGCTGAAAACGAAATACTCGCAATCACTGTCAAGAACAACATTGACGGTGTGTACTATGTCTGGGGTTATGGCGACTATAACATTGATGAAGCTCTGATCAAGCCAGTGCGTTATGTTAAGTGCAAGGACGAGTACAACTTACTTAAGTTTTTTCTAGAGCACTGGTCGAGCGAAAAGTTTTCTCCAGACGTCGTTACTGGCTGGAACTGTAGATTCTTTGACGTTCCGTATCTCATCAATCGCACGGCAAAAGTTTTAGGCCTCGACGCAATCAAGAAGTTTTCTCCCTGGGGCATGGTCAACTATCGCAAGGTAAGTCGGCGAGGAAAAGAAGATGAATCATACACGATTGAAGGTATTCAGATCCTTGATTATCTTGAACTCTTTCAGAAGTTTGGATACTCCTATGGTGCGCAAGAATCATACAAGTTGAATCACATAGCGTATGTAGTTCTCGGTGAACGTAAGTTATCTTTTGAAGAGTCTGGCTCTCTTAAGAACTTGTATAAGGATGACTTTCAAAAGTACATTGACTATAACATGAAAGACGTTCAGCTCGTTGATCGCCTTGAAGATAAGATGGGTCTGATTACTCTTGCAATGACAATCGCTTATAAAGGTGGAGTCAACTACACTGATACGTTTGGAGTCACCGCGATATGGGAATCAATCATCTATCGCAAGCTCAAATCACAAAGAGTTGTTCCTCCGATCAAAGAAAACGACAGTCATAAGACGGCGTTTGCAGGAGGATATGTAAAGGATCCTCAAGTTGGAATGCATGAATGGGTAGTGTCTTTCGATCTCAATTCTCTCTATCCAAACATCATTGTTCAATATAACATGTCGCCTGAAACAATCACGACTAAGTTTGTTAAGTCTGGCGTAGAGTACTACTTAGATGGAAATAAAGCTGAAGTTGATTCATACGCAGCAGCAGCAAACGGATCTACCTACTATAAAGAATATCAGGGTGTTGTGCCTGGAATCATCGTAGACTACTATGATGAGAGGTCTGCAACAAAGAAACTAATGCTTGCGTCTCAGCAAGAGTATGAAAAGAACAAGACGTATGAACTCGAAAAAGAAATTAATCGGCTTGAGAACACGCAGATGGCTCTTAAGATTCTTCTTAACAGTCTTTACGGTGCTCTTGGTAATCAGTACTTTAGGTACTTTGATATTCGTCTTGCTGAAGGCGTTACACTGACTGGTCAGTTGACGATTCAGTGGGCGGAGAAGGCGATCAACAAAGAGATGAACAAGATCCTTAAGACTAAGGACAAGGACTATGTGATCGCTATTGATACCGATTCACTATACGTAAACTTTGGTCCTATTGTTGATACGATCGTATGGAAGCCAAACGATTCTTTAGAAAAGAAAGTTGCATTTCTTGATAAGATATGTCGTGATCACTTTGAACCTATTCTCGAAAAGTCTTATGAAGAGCTCTTTAAAAACATGAACGCCTACTCGAATCGCATGACTATGAAGCGAGAAGTCATTGCCGATCGTGGTATATGGACTGCGAAGAAGAGGTATATTCTTAACGTGCATAACTCAGAAGGCGTGCAGTACGCTCAACCGAAGTTAAAGATTATGGGTATTGAAGCCATCAAGTCTTCCACGCCTGAAGTTGTTCGTGATAAGTTTAAAGATGCGTTTAAGATTATTATTGAAGGTGATGAAGAGAAGACTCGAAAGTTTATCAATGACTTTAAGGCTGAGTTCAAGAGTCTTCCTCCTGAAGATGTTTCATTTCCTCGATCAGTGACTAACATCACCGAGTGGTCAGACAGAAAGACGATCTATAAGAAAGCTACACCGATTCACGTTCGCGGCGCTCTTCTCTATAATCGATACGCAAAAGAAAACGGACTGACAAAAAAGTATGAGCTGATAAACAACGGAGATAAGATCAAGTTCACTTACTTGAAAATGCCTAACACGATCAAAGAAAACGTCATATCTTTTCCCGATCACTTACCGAAAGAGTTAGGCCTACACCGATACGTTGACTATGACCTGCAGTTTGAAAAGACTTTTCTCGAACCACTGCAGTTTATCTTAGATGCAGTTGGTTGGAAGTTAGAAGATCAAATGACTCTTGAAGAATTTTTTGCTTAGTATGTACAAACCACATAAAGTGTGGTATAATTATCAGTGTTGAAAGGAAGATATGATAATGAACACGTGGTTTGATGATATGAAGCAGATGCATGATAAGTATAAGCTTTCGCAGTGGATGAGTGAAGTAAGATTCTCTGACAAAGAAAAGCTGAAGAAGTTTTTTGAGTTTCGCATGAATTTCTTAAAAGAAGAGTATGAAGAAACTCAGAAAGCCTATAAAGAAAAAGATGCGGAAGAAGTCATTGACGGACTGATTGATCTGTGCGTTATTGCTATTGGAACGCTTGAAGCGTTTGGTGTTGATGCAGATAAAGCTTGGAACGAGGTCTATCGAGCAAACATGAAAAAAGAGGTTGGAGTAAAAGCAGAGAGGCCTAATCCTCTCGGTCTACCTGACTTGATTAAGCCAGAAGGATGGAAAGCTCCGAGTCACAAGGAGAATCATGGTTATCTCCCTGACGCGCTTTAAGAGCATCTTTGATAACAAGACTCACAACTCACTGCAGTTTGAGTCTTTTTCTCACTTCGAGCTCGCTCTCCACGCGCTGTCAGAAAAAACCTGTGCAACAAAAAAAGATGCTTACTTGATATCACCGGCAACATATATTGAAAACACTACAAGAGCAAATAAGAACGTAGTCGAGTGGAGTGGATGGACGGCGGTTGACGTCGATGACTATGAATTTAATGGAGATTTAAAAGATGGATTACGTTCTCGGTTTGGCGAGTGGCATTATGTTTGTTATAGTACTGCTAGCAGTACTGAGGATAGGCCAAAGTTTAGACTTGTCTTTCCACTTACTCGAACTGTACCAAAAGATGAGATCAAGCACTTTTGGTTCGCTCTCAACTCTGAACTTGGCTCAATCGGAGATAGACAGACTAAAGACCTCAGCAGAATGTATTACATTCCTGCGAAATACGCTGGCGCTTACAACTTTTTCTTTGTTAATCGCGGTGAGTTCCTTAGCGTGGATTCTTTATGCTCAAAGTGGCACTATGATAATCGATCAGATAGAGCCAATTTTATCGACAGACTGCCCGACGAATGGCAGCGACAGCTCGTGGAACACAGAAAATCACAGCTTGAAAATACAACGTTCCATTGGTCAGGATATAGAGACTGTCCCTTTTGGCCAAAAAACTTAGCTTCAGAGTATCAAACTTTAAACAATACGGGTTGGTATCACAAGATGTATCAGATCATGGTTGCAGTTGCAAGCAAAGCTGTGAAGAATCAGTATCCTATCACGGCAGATGAGATCACTGTCTTGTGTCGTGAGTTTGACACTGACACTGGAAACTGGTATGAAAATCGTCCAATGAATAAGGAGGCTGATCGTGCACTCGAGTTTGTCTACAGAAATTTGTAAGTTCAATGCAAGAGACATTGATCCCGTAGCTCTAAAGGAAAGAGCTAAGGAAGAGGCTGATCAGATCTTCAAGCGCAATAAGAGCAAGAGATCTTATCAAGAGATACTAGCTCA